CCAACTTTCGAACCCGACGCGCTCGCCGAGGGCGACCTCGGCGTTCGAAACGATGGGGTTGAACGCCAGGCCTGCCAGATAGGCGGCCTGGTTCAGCGCGTAGCCCGAGGTATCCGAGCCGACCGAGCCCGAGAACGCGGCGGGCATGGCGCGCTCGATCAATTGCTGGATGTCCTGCAGCATGTCGCCCAGATCGGCACCGCTGCGTGGTTGCTCGATGGGCGCGATGTCGAACGGGTAGAGCTTGCCCGGCTCGATGTTCGCCGACGGTTCTTCGCGCCCGTCGTTGCCGTACGGCGGGTTCGGCAGGCCGGGGACCGTGCCTGGCGGTTGCGTCTGTTTGAAGGCGGGGAAGCCCGTCCAGTACGCCGCGTTGGTCTTCTGGGTTAGCAGCGAGTCGAGCGTTTTGAACAATTGCAGGTAGCCGAACAGCACGCCCAGTCCGGCGTACTCGGGCAGCCTCGAGCCGGTGGTAATCCCCAGGGCGTGGAAGTACGGGCCGCGCAGCGTGTGCAGGTAGGGGTCGCCGTAGCTGTGCTGGGTGATGCGGCACAGCGTGGCCTTGCTGGTGCTCCTGGCGCGCTGGTTGGGTCCCTGCAGGCAGATGATCTGCTTCTCGTCGTCCCAGGCTTCGATGCAGCGCAGCGTGTGGGTGCCGGCGCTGCGCATGGTGCGCGTCCACTCTGCACGGGCGAGCTCGGCGGCGCGCGGGTCGTAGCCACTCCACGTATCGGGCGAGACGACGTTGCCCGAGCTATCCAGACCGGCGGCAAATCGCTCGAGCGCCTCGACGTACGGCACCTCTTTGATCTCGACAACGGCGGTCAGGCCGTTTTCATTCTTGGTGTAGTACCAGGTCTCCGGCGGCACATCGGTGGTGGCCAGCGGGTACGGCAGCCCGAGCTTGTACTGCTCGGTGTGCTTATCGTAGGCCAGGTCCTGAGCGTGCTGGTCGAATCCATCTTCGACCAGCTGCTTGGAGTACTGCTCGGCGTCCTCGGTGTACGCGTTCCAGACCTGGTTAGTGCGCTCGCAGGTCTTGAGGATGCCCTCGCCTTTGGCGGCCATGCTCCACATGAACAGGCGGAACAACTGGCGCCGCGCCTCCTGCTCCTGACGATTCCAGGACGCTTCGAAGAACCGCTCGCGGCGGGTGGAGTTCTCCTGGTACACGTCGCCGAAGCCGACCGGGCGGAAGCTGACCGCAGGGGCGTTGACGCTGAGCGCTGCGGAGACCTTCTGCACGATGTTGAGCGCGAGATTGGCGCGCACCTCGGCGGCCGTTTTGCGGTAGGCCTCGGGGATCTCAACTGGATCCTCGTTGAACAGCGTGGCATTGATGTCGCGGTACAGCGTGTCTCGGGCGCGGAAGTCCTGCTGGAGTTGGTCGGCGAGCTCGCACGTCAGTCGCTCGGCGGTCTCCTCGGCTGATGCGCCCTTTCCCCAGGGGGCCGGCTTGGATCGGGTGAGTGTCGCCATCAGCCAAACCTCAGATCGACGGGTTGTGTGGACGGCGAGGCCTGGGCGTCGGCGCACAGCCCGTAGCGGAGCGCGTCGACCTCGTCGTCGGGGGTGCGGGTGCCGCCGATCTTGTCGGCGACGTCCTCGGGATCGATGGGGTCCCGCACCATGGCGGGCAGATTGCGCACGAGCGCCGGGCAGCGCTGGTGCATGATTTTGAGCCGCGGCAGGCTGTCCAACTCCACTTTGCGCTGATCGGCGACGTCGGCCCCGTGGGCCAGGGCTCGACGCACGATGCTCCAGCCTTGCTTGCGCGAATTGAAGCCCGAGACGATATTGCGCACGCCGTTTTCCGCGTACACGTGGGCGATCGACGGGCGCTGCTGCTCGCCGCGGTTGTTGAACATCGACGGGTCCAGCACGACCTGGGCGATGCGCTCACCCTGGCTGCGCTCGAGGATCAGTCGGGCTTGCTGCTCGTCGCGTACGCCCGTAACGGAAATCTCGCGATAGACGTAGATGTGGCCGCCGGGCCGCTCACGAGCCAGCCACAGGGCAACCCATGGGTGGGCGAATCCGTAGTCGACGCATACCCAGCGAACCCAGTCATCCGGGGGATCGAAGGCATCGACCAGGTGCTGACGAGGATCGAATTCGGTAAAGAACATACCCTCGGCGGCCACCCGCAGACCAAGCAGCAGGCGATCGCGGAGGTAGCCAGTGAGGGCTTCGAGGGGAGCCAGTCGCTCGGGGGTAATGGTGGGGTTGTCGGCATGGGTGACCTTCAGGAAGCGGGCGGACCCGGCGGTCTCGCGGTCGTAGAGCCACCAGTTGGGCTCCCGCGGATTGAGATCGGCGATAAGTTGCTGGTAGGGCATCGTCGCGCCGCGACCGGTGACGCGCGTGGTCAGCAATTCATAGTCCTCTTTGGCAACCTCGGAGACCTCCTGGATGTAGATCAGGTCGCCTTCGAAAGACTTCAATCGCTCGGGATCGTCGAGGCCGAACAGGTACACCTTCGAGCCGTTGGTGTAGCGGTACTCCTCCCCGTTCCAGAGCTTGAATGCCCCCGGCGGGGCCACGTACCGCTCGAAGGTAGCCATGGCCGTCGCCGTGAGGCTCTTCCGCGTCTGGCGAACGATCGCCGCGCGGGCGCCGGGGTACTTGAGCATCGCCAGGTTGAGCTTTTCTAAACACGCCCTCGACTTGCCGCAGTCCGCTGGGCCCTCGAGCACCACCTCGCGGTCGCGCGCTCGGAACAACTCGAGGTTGGCGCCGAAGGGTCGGTAGGGTCTGGCGTCGTCGTCGAATGTCTGCGGGGTGGTGACCCGCTGCACCTCGAGCTCCGCGCGCAGCGCCGGCATCAGGCGTCCCGCCAGGTCTTGCGTCGATCGTAGTTCCAGCAGCCGTGGAAGAGCACCCGGCGGTAGGCCCAGGACGATGGGTACCACCACTGCCGCCTTGAGTACTTCACGTCAGTGTCGGTCCCACTCTGGGGTGTCGCCGAAGTAGTCGGCGCGACTTTCCCCGTAGCGCGGATGAGGCAGGATGCGCCCGTTCACCACCGATTCCCCTTGACGATTCGTGTAGAAAGCCAGGTGCGGGAGTAGTCCGGTCGTCCGCCGGAGCACGGGATCTTTGTCATCTTCGGCCAACTCTGCTGCCTGGCGGTCACGGCAGGAGGCGCACAGCACGGGCATGTCTTTGCCGGGGTAGGGGATCGACGTCCTGCAGGCGCGGCAGTGAACGCGGCGGCGCTGCGGTTCTGGCAAGACCTGCGGCAGAAGACGTTCTCGATCACGAGCGGCTTGCAGGCCCTCCAGGTAGACACGGTGACAGCGCCGACAGCGGGGAACCCCGCGGTACGAGGGCAGCACATCGCGACAGTCGATGCAGCGTTTGGCGGGTTCTTTCGCGAGGACCGCAGGTTGTGCTTGGACCACCAGCTCTTGCTCTAGTTCCAGAGGCGGTGATTCTGGCTCTAGCGAAGCCTGATATTCGGCCTTCGCCCGCCGTGTCCACTCCTCCGCAGCCGCCTGATTACCCGACAGGGGCGAGTCTGGCGGCAAACTGACTTCATGGCCCGGTTCGACACAGTGCAGGGTCATGTGTTGTGGTGACCACACGGCTACGAAATGACGCCACTCGCCCGTGATGTGCCACTTCGCGACCTCGCTTTCGTCACCGCCGCGTGGACACTCAGCGAGTACAGCACGCCAGTACTTTGCCGCCATCGGTTCAGCGTTCACACGGCGCTCCACGCCTCGGCGTCGACCGCTTTGACGATGCTGGTCTGGGTGATGGCGATCTTCTCGCCGTACACCTCAGGCTTGAGGCTGGTCAGGAGTTTGATCAGCGCCGCGTCACTCGGCCGCCACTCGTGCACCTCTTCGATAAGCTGGCCCGCGCGGTACACCTTGCGCACGAACTGACCGCCAGTCCGCGCTCGCTCGATCGCCGTCGCCTCGAGGTTCTCCACGATCTCGGCGCGCGCCTGGTTGTACTGCAGGCTGAACTGCTCGTCGTGCTCGAGCCACTTCTGCACCGTGAGCCGCGTGACGGCCGCGGCCTCGGCCGACGCGTGCAGATCGCCGCTGACCTTGAACGCGCCAAGGAACACGTCCTTAGCGCCCTGGACGCTCGCGGGCTTGCGCGCCTTCTTGACGTACTTGCGTTTCGGTCGCTCATCCTGGGGAACAGCCGCTCCCGCCCCCAGGCCTGCTCCGACGCGAATCGGCTCCGTCTGATCCAGGGGATGGGTGCCTTTGTGGCGGGTGACAGCCATGCGGTCCAGCCCGGCCTCCCGAGCCAGGGCGCGGATGCTCGCCCCCACCGTCAGTTGCTCGTTGATCCACGCCAGCCGAGGGTGACCACACACGGTGCAGCGCCGATGCACGGCCCCACTTTAGCGCTTGTTTGCCCATTTGTGGCCACATCCTGACCTGAATGAGCACGCGTGGCTCGCCGGCGCGGCTCGAAAGTGAGCTTGACCTCGAATTTTTCGCGTCCGGAGCAG